TTCTTGGAAAATATCGGGTACTGTGTTCCTTACGGCAAGCGTACCGAAGAAAAAGATTGGAACTGCTTGGACATGGTTCTTGACAACGAGCAGGCAAAGCAGCTTGCAGACTACGCCGTGAAGAAAGAAGTCTACAACTGGGATGGAGTGGAGAGCGTTGTAGCAACGGCACTTATGCACGAGAACAAGGTGGTTATCAACGCCAACTGGTAGTTAGGTGATGAAGGTGATAAAGGTGAGTGTTTTTACAAAGACTTTTTTCAAATTGGCGTGTTTTGAAAAATTGTTTTTCGTATTTTAGGTGAGTTAGGTGAGTAATCGGGCATAAATGCCTATAACTCTCTCTTATACGCGCGTATATAGAAATAGTTATAGGGAAATGCACCCGATTACTCACCTTTATCACCTTGGCGACTTTGAAAGGAGAAAACGACTATGGCAGATGAAATTGTGAAGAAACGCACTCGGCCTGATCGTAAGGAAGCCCTGAGCGTCCATACAGAGCCGGGTGACAATAGAAAATATTTGGAACATTCGATGGTCATGTTGGACTGGCCTGATGTGAATGTGAGAGAGCCTGAACAGGTCAAAGAGCGTATGGGTATGTATTTTGCTCTGTGCGCTCAGGACGATATGAAGCCCTCCGTTGCTGGTATGGCATTGGCTTTTGGAGTTGATAGAACGACTCTATGGAAATGGGCAAATGGAGTGGATAGTAAGACTTTGCCCCCGGAAAGCCGCAACCTCGTTAAAAAGGCGTATCAACTTTTGAACGCACAGATGGAAAACTATATGCAGAACGGAAAGATCAATCCGGTCGCCGGTATCTTCCTGATGAAGAACAACATGGGCTATGCGGACAAGCAGGAGGTCGTGTTGACACCCAACCAGCAGCTTGGAGATCAGGTTCCCGCCGAGGACTTGGAGAAGAAGTACCTCGAAGATGTAGTGGGTGCGTCCAGCGACTATGACTCGGAGGACTGAGCGACTTTCACGACTTTTGCGACTATGGCTTACGACTATGCCGAGCGACTTTGCGACTTTCCCACGACTTTCACGACTTTCGCCCGAGCGACTTTGCGGCTTTCCGGTGAGGGTCTGCGACTTTGACAAAGCTGCCGATCTCCCCACGGGGTCGGCGGCTTTTCTTTTCCCCGGCTGATCGGCGGCGGGTTCTACCGGGGCGGCGTGGGTGCTGCCGGGGTTCCGGCCTGATCGGGGCGGCGTTTTTGCCCTTTATAATGTATAGTGCGAAAAAGTGTAGTTTTTCAGACGGTCGCAAGCGTCAATAAAAAACTTGATAAAATATCAATAAAACACTTGACAATCAATAAAACGCTTGATATACTCAAATCATCAATAAAACACTTGATAATCAAATTTGAGTTTGAAAGGGGTTTACATTATGAAAAAGATTTTTGATTTACCTGTTTGCGGTTCTGATCGGGCAAAAAGTTTTTATGGAAAGGCAAAAATCATTGAAACGGAAAACGGCGAAAAAGTTTTACAATCCTATAATACTTTTGTTTGTCGTATCACGGCGGCGGGGCGGTTCGTTCGTATGTGGGGCGGTTATTCTGTTACTACAATGCGCCATGTAAATAGTTTTCTTTCTTTCTATGATATGAACGGCGGCGGGAAATCGTGGTGGGATATGCAGCCGGTAGAAACAGAAAAACCGAAAGCGGCGGATATGACTCCCGCCGAAAGTTTAAAAGCCATGTATAACCGCCGTGCGGCTAACAACATGAATTATTGAAAGGGGTGTATTAAATGAAATTCAAGACAACACAAAAGGAAATCCGGACGAATTACAATAAAATTATTTGCGTTCCCTATTGCGGATTGCAAAACCTTTTAAATTATGAAAGTCCGGTTGCCTATACACAACGCCGGGAAGGGTGGGCGGCTGATATTTACGATATGGGCTGCGGGGTTGCCATTGTAACAGGGTATGCCCCTTTCGGAAATATCCGCCCCATATATGAACAGGTGAAAGCCGTGGAAGAACAGGCCGAAAAAATCCGCTATGATTATAGCCTTTCCTATGAACAGCGGCGGGAAAGCCTGAAAAACCTTGCAAGGGATTTTATAAAGGGGGTTTGCAATCATGAATAAACGGGAATATTGCGAAAGCCGGGAAAGTATCGCCTATTATAGCGGCTTGAATGGCCTTGAAATCAAGGGCATTGAATACGGCATTAACGATTATATTTATTGTGTTTCCGGTGCATGGGGCGGCGGTAAAGCGTTCCACCGCTGCAAAATACAGTATCCCCGGAAAGGGGCGGCTTTTTTCCGGGTACATGGGTATAGGGTTCCGCTTGATGAATGTATTAGAATGGGGGTTTGATTATGAATTATATTTTTAAAACAACGGCAACAATGAAAGAATACAACAATAAAAAGTGGTATATTGACGGCGGTATTGTTTCGGATATGCGTATAAATGCGGATAGCGTAGGAAATGCGCTTGAAATTTACCGGGAACAGGTGAAAGAAAAACACTATATCGACATTTCCAAAAATGCCATTAAAAACAAGTCGGAAATGTTCGTTGATCTATCAGACGGGGGTACAAAACAAGTTGGTTATGTTATCACGGGCAAAACAGAATTTGACAGGGGCGATTATTCCGGGTATAGCACCCAATATATTGATTTATGGATAACAATTCTAACTGTTGTTGATACGGTATTTTAATAGGGCGGTGAAAACGTGTATTTAATTCTTTTGTTGCTTTTGCTGCCGGTTCAAATCCTGATTGAAATATTGAAATTAAATAAGTGAACGCCGCCCCGGTGTTATTCCGGGGCGGTTGTTTTTATGCTTTATCCGCAAAAGCGTTTTAACGGCGTTCTACTGGCTTTTGTTGTTGGGCGGTATGTGGATACTACCGCCACTATAAAACGCCGTGCGGGGCGTTCTAATGGGGTTTATGGCGGTGTTATGGTATAGGGTGTTAGGGCGGTATATAGTTGCCCTGTTTTTTTGCGCTTTTTCGGCCTGATCGGGGCGGCGTGAATGGGTGACGGGGCGGGGGGGGATATGCCAGCGGCAGCGAGGGCGGGGTGAGCTGAAAAATATCCGCAAAAAATAAAAAGGTCAATTTCAAGAAAACGCTTGACAATAAAACACTTGATATGTATAATAAAGCCGAGGTGATAAACATGAGAGGTCGAGAAATCCTGAAAGAGATCATGGCTTCCAAGTCTCTTTCCAACGCTGAACTCGCAAAAAGACTCAATGTATCTAACGCTACCATTTGGGAACGCTTGAATAACAAAAACGTCAAGGACATTCCCGTGTCCCTGCTGACCACCATGCTCAGAGCGATGGATTACAAGGTCATCGTTGTTCCTGCCAATACCCGTCTGCCGGACGGTGGATACGAGGTGGAGTGAACCATGAAATACTTCCTTGGTCGTGTGTCCAGCAAGGAACAGAACCTTGCTCGGCAGCTCAAGGTCGCTCGTGAGAAGTTCGATATTCCTGACGAGAATGTGTACTGCGACAAGATCACGGGAAGCAACTTTGACCGCCCTCAGTACAATGCTCTGAAAGCTATTGTGCGGGAAGGTGATGAAGTCATCGTTAAGGAGTTCGACCGCTTTGGGCGCAATAAAGACGAAATGAAGCGAGAACTGGAATGGTTCAAGCAGAAGGGCGTGATTGTCCGTATTCTCGACATTCCGACCACGCTGATTGACTTCAAAGACCAGACATGGGTGCTGGAAATGGTCAACAACATTCTGATCGAAGTCCTCGGTGCTGTTGCCGAGCAGGAGCGTAAGAAGACCAAGCAGCGGCAGACTGAGGGTATCGCCGCTATGCCGGTTGTCGATGGCAAGCGGGTGTCGGTGAAGACCGGCAGAGGGTTCGGCAGACCCGCTTCCGAGATTGATGACGAGCAGTTTGAAAAACTCGCTCAAAAACAAAAAGACGGTCTTATTACCGTAGCGGACTGTTGCCGGGAGCTTGGTATCAGCCGTTCTACATGGTATGACCGGGCAAGAAAGGTTGGGTGAAATGAAAAAGATGGCATGGCTGATCGGGCTGGCGGTCATTACGGTCTTCTTTCTGGTCGGGTGTTCCAAGAAGGACTCGGCTGAGCCTGTTGCGTGGGACTCGGCTCTTTCCGAAGCCGGGTTCACCGATGACGAGATCGCAAGCTATCGGGAAGTGTTTGACACCGTAGGGGTGACTGATTTTCACGATGTTTCTATCGTAGATAATGACCAGATGACCGTGATTTGTGGTAAAATCTATGACAGCGAGGATTTACAGCTCAATGTGACGCTGGAAAATCGCCAGATCATCTATGTAGAGCTGGCGGGTATCCCTGATACCAAGACCCAAGCCTATTTTAACTGGCGTGGCAAAGTGAAATGGAAGACAGTGAACACGAAAAAAGCAGTTGAGTTGTACTCTGACACCGAGGGCGGTTATTTAGGGGTTCTGGATTGGGACAATAAGACGATTTCGGAGTATGAGGGCTGACACCATGAGGTTTTTTCTCAATGTAATCGGGTATTTTCTGATAATCAGTTCTATTTTGTTGGTTTTGGCGTTTGTGATACCGAAAATTCTATAATCGGCTTCTGCAAGGGCAGGAGTGACAGCCATGACGGGCTATCTGTGTAGAAATACACGGGTAGCTCGTTTTTTTTGTTGGAAAGGAAATGCACATGAATTATGAAAAACTCTCCGGCTCTATCCGAGCCGTGATCGACCGCCGACCGGGAGATAATGGGGCGTACAGCGACCTCTTTTCTCTGTGCCGGGAGTGGGAAACCGAGGATTTCTCGGCGGCGCATAAGGTGAACAAGGAGCTGCTGGCACTCTCCGCAGATCGGGTAGTCCGTGGCGGCGGGGCGAAGTTCTATGAACAATGGCGGCGGTGTCTTCTCTTTGAAGCACCCCATGATTTTGACTCTTTCATGACTTATATCGAACTCGACCGCAAGCCGGAAAAGCGGTTCTATGCCCCCCGGAAGCATTATCTCAGGCCGATGGTGCAGGGGTTTCAAGATGTTCTGGACGGGAAGCTGCGCCTTTTGACGATCTCCATGCCGAAACGAGCGGGAAAGTCTCAAACGGGTATCAATTTTGTGAATATGCTTTCCGGCAAGTTCCCTGACCGCTCGACCCTGATGGAAGGGACAGGCGATGACCTTGTAAAGAGCTTCTACAATGGTTGTCTGGAATACCTGACAGTCCCTAACGAGTATCTGTTCTACGATGTATTCCCGGACGCACGTCTGGTACAGACCAATGCCGACACGAAGACGGTGAACCTGAAAAGTAAGTCACGTTTCCCCACCATCATGTGTCGTTCCATTGACGCTCGACAGGTGGGCTTGTCCGAAGCCACCAATGTCCTCTACCTCGATGACTGTGTGGAGGGTCGTGAGGAAGCGAAGAACCGCCAGCGGCTTGATGACAAGTGGGAAGTGATTTCCGGCGATATTATGGGTCGTGCCATTGAAGGTACACCGATGGTTTTTACCGGCACTCGCTATTCCCTGTATGACCCCATCGGTCGTGTGCAGGAACACGCACAGCGGGAGGGCTGGGCTTGGAGAGCGATTGAGATACCCGCCCTCGATCTCGTGACGGACGAGAGCAATTATGAATACGAGCGGGAGGGCAAGAAGGTCTTTACCACCGCCTATTTCCGGGAGCAACGGGAGCTTCTGAGTGCGGAGCAGTTTGAGAGCGAGTTTCAGCAACAGCCCTTTGAAGCGAAGGGTCTGCTGTTCAGCAAGGACGAGCTGAACTACTTCTTCGAGCTGCCGAAAGACCGTGACCCGGATACCATCATCGCCGTTGGCGATACAGCGGAAAGTGGCTCTGACTCGACCTCTATGCCGGTGGCGATGATATACGGCAATGCTGTGTATATCGTTGATGTGGTCTTTGATGACTCCCCTGCTGAGGTGACGAAGCCGGAATGTGCCAAGTGCCTGATCGAGAACAAGGTTGCTTCCGCCGTCTTTGAGTCCAACAACGCCGGTCAATATTATGCCAGAGATGTTGACCAGATCATTCGTGAGCGTGGGTACTCTGTTGGTATCCGCACGAAGCGCACGATCTCCAATAAGCAGACCCGTATCGAGTTCGCTTCCGACAATATCAAGAAGAACTTCTACTTCAAGCACCCCTCCACCTACAAGCGGGGCAGTCAGTATTGGAACTTCATGAAGGAAGTGACCACCTACACCCGCTCTGGCAAGGTTCCGCACGATGACGCTCCTGACTCCCTCTCTCTGTTGGAGAACGAAATCCGTATGCTGTCCGGGGGCAAGGTTGAAGTTTTCAAACGGCCTATTTGAGTTCTTTACTTTCGCTGTGGCGAATGGTATGATAAAAGGTTAGTATTGACAACCATTGGAGAGTTTGATACAATGATAAGAGAGAAAATAGGTAGAGGGGAGGTATTCTGTCTTGGGCTGTTTCGGTCGTAAGAAAATCTTTACCGATGTGACGGAGATCACACGGGACAATGTTCTGAACGTGCTGAGAAAGGCACTTATTACACATTGGTCGAACAAAGCGGATATGGAATATCTCTATGCCTACTACAAAGGCAGGCAACCGATTTTGAACCGTAAAAAGGAAGTCCGCCCTGAGATTCAAAACAATGTGGTCGAGAACCGTGCCAATGAGATCGTGTCCTTCAAGGTCGGCTATCTGATGGGGGAACCCATTCAGTATGTCAGCCGAAGCGATGATAAGATGGTTGCCGACAAGATCACCACTCTGAACGGCTACTGTCTTTCCGAGGATAAGGCCGCAAAGGATAAGGAATTGGCAGATTGGTTTCACATCTGCGGCACGGCATACCGCATGGTGCTTCCTGACAGCGAGTTTGAGAAGGAAAGTGATGAAGCTCCCTTCGAGATTTACACCCTCGACCCTCGGTTTGCTTTCGTGGTGTATGCCAATTCCATCGGTGAACCGCCCGTAATGGGTGTGAAGTACATTCAGCGGTCGGACGGTGTAGTGGTTTACAGCATTTATACGAAAGACCGCTATTTCGAGGTTGAAAACCAGAGTATGATCGTCCGGGAAGAAGCCCAGTCGCTCGGTATTCCCATTATCGAATACCCGGCGAACAACGCTCGGTTGGGAGCTTTTGAGATCGTCCTTCCCCTGTTGGACGCTATCAATACGGTGGACAGCAACCGTCTTGACGGTGTAGAACAGTTTGTTCAGGCGCTCATGCTGTTTCACAATGTTGACATTTCCGGTGATGATTTCTCCAAGCTGCGGGACGAGGGTGCGATCAAGTACAAGGACATTGACCCGCAGTATAAAGCGGAGATCAAGTATCTGACCTCCGAACTGAACCAGAGCCAGACACAAACACTGGTCGATCATCTCTATAACACGGTGCTGACGATCTGCGGTATGCCAAACCGCAACGGTGGTTCTTCCACCAGCGATACCGGCTCTGCGGTCATCATGCGTGACGGTTGGTCGGCAGCGGAAGCCAGAGCTAAGGACTCCGAGCTGATGTTCAAGCTCTCCGAAAAAGAGTTCTTGAAGCTGGTTCTGCATATCTGTTCCGATTTGAGTGATCTGGAATTGAAGCTGTCGAACGTGGAGGTTCGCTTTACTCGTCGCAATTATGAAAATATTGCTCAGAAAGCGACCGTATTGACCACCATGCTCAGTAATCCCAAGATTGCTCCCGTTCTGGCCTTTACCCATTGTGGTATGTTCTCCGACCCGCAGCTTGCGTACCGTATGAGCATGGATTACGCTGAGGAACAGGAGAAAAAGGCCGCTGAACTCGCCAGCAAGCAGAAGGAGGTTAATCCTGATGGAAAAGGAAATCCGCCTGACCCCGGAAGTGGTCAGGAAGATTGAGGAAATCTTGACTACGGGAAAGACCGTTGAGATCGCAGAGCGGCACGAGAAAGTGGTTGTTTGGGCGGTCAGCAGTAAAAAGAAATATGAACAGCCTATCGCATAGGCGGTAGGGACAGCCATTACGGGCTACTGATACCGAAAAGGTATTGGTAGCCCTTTTTCTTTTGGTTTAATCGCCGTAAGGCGTTGAATAGGCAGAGAAGCCTTAAATCACAAAACGGAGAGAACCGTAAACACAAAGGTATAGTGCGGAGATGCACTTTAAAAAGCGCAGAAAGGAACGATTGTATGGCAAAGATTGATGTTTCCACCATTGAGGGCTTTGCGGATATGACCGCAGAGCAGAAAGCGGAAGCCCTCGCAAACTACGAGTTTCCCGACCCTGATTATACCGGCTATGTGAAAAAAGATGTTTTTGACAAGACTGCTTCCGAGCTTGCGTCTTGGAAGAAGAAGCACAATGAGCTGCTTTCTGAGGAAGAACGCAAGAAGCTGGAAAATGAGCAGATGTTCGAGGAAATGAAAAACAAGCTGGCGGGGTTGGAAAAGGAGAAGACCGTTTCCAGTTACAAGGCGAGTTTCGCCGCACAGGGCTATCCTGAGTCGCTGGCGACCGAAGCCGCTACCGCTATGGCGAACGGTGAGATGGATAAGGTCTTTGCCGCACAGAAGACGTTTCTGGAACAGTATGAAAAAGATGTAAAAGCCAAGGTTCTGAAAGAAACCCCCAAGCCCCCTGCCGGTGGTAAGGGTGGTGAGATGACTAAGGCTGATTTTCTGAAACTCGACACCAAAGCCCAGTTGGAGTTCATCAAGGAACATTCTGACTGGCAGACAATTTTGAAGTAATTATGGAGGTAAAACATTATGGCTACCTATCTCGGTTTCCCGTTTGACCCTGAGCTGTTTAACTACAACTGGGCAAACGCAAAAGACCCCACTCTGACCGCTATGTTTGAGAGCGGCGCTGTCGCCCCGAACGCAGAGCTGGCACGGCTGATCGCTAACGGCTCTGACTTCTACACCCTGCCCTTCTACAAGATCATCGGCGGCACTCCTGAGAACTACGATGGCGCAACCGACATTACCCTGACCGACCCCGCTGGCGGCGCTCAGAACGGTATCGTGTTTGGTCGTGCGCACGGCTGGAAGGAGAAGGATTTCATCGTTGATTACAACAGCGGTGCCGACCCCATGCAGCAGATCGTGTCTCAGGTGTCCAAGTATTGGCAGAAGCAGCGCCAGTCCATCATGCTGAAAATCCTCAATGCGGTCTTTGGCGTGACCGGCAGCGGTGAGTTTGCCGATTGGGCGAACCACACCACCGACCTGTCTTCCGCTTCCACCACCGTTGCGGACGCCAACAAGATGGGCGCTACCACCATCGGTGACGCTATCCAGAAGGCCGTGGGCGACAATCAGGATGCTTTCCAGCTTGTGTTTATGCACAGCAAGGTCGCCACGAATATGGCTGGCCTGAAGCTGCTGGACTTCCTCAAGTACACGGATGCAAACGGCGTGGAGCGCCCCCTGCGTATCGGCACGGTGAACGGCATGACCGTAGTCGTGGACGACGGCTGTCCCACCACCGCAGCGGATACTTCCAAGGCAGCGACCTACACCACCTACGTTCTTGGTTTGGGCGCTATCCAGTACGCTCCCGCCCCCGTGAAGGTTCCTTCCGAGCTGACCCGTGATGCTCTCAAGGGCGGCGGCTATGACGCTCTGGTGACTCGTATCCGTGAAACCCTGCACCCCAACGGTTTCAGCTTCACCAAGCCCACCAGCGGCTACACCGCTTCCCCCACGGACACTCAGCTTGCGGCTTCCGCCAACTGGTCTATCGTGGCTGACCCCAAGACGATTGCTCTGGCGAAGATCATCACCAACGGCTAAGGAGGTTCACCATGTTCTATGTTTCTGACGGAAAAGTGTATGTGAGGGAGGGAGATCACTTCCGTAATGTAGGCTTTACCGCAAAGGACAAGGTGATTACTCGGCGTGAACTGGAAAGTACCTCTGTGGTGATGGGTACGGTGGTTGTTGATACCCTCGACAACCCCGTAGCCCTCACCCGTGAGGAAATCATTACCAAGTTCAATCTGTCCGAGGAAAATCCCATCCCCGTTATCAAGAAGTCCCGCAAGAAGTCCGAGGAACCCGCTGAGTGATAGGAGGTGGAAAGCATGACGGACGCTGAGAAGTTGAAAATGGTGAAAGCCATGACCGGCGAGACAGACGAGGACACGCTTTCCACCTACCTTTCTATCGCCGGAAACAAGGTGTGCCGCAAGGCATACCCCTTTGACCCCACCGTGACCGCTGTTCCTGACCAGTACGCTCACATTCAGGTGGAGATCGCCGTGTATCTGCTGAACAAGCGGGGAGCCGAAGGGCAGACCGCTCACAGTGAGAACGGTATCTCCCGCTCCTATGAAGACGGTGATGTGCCGCCTACGCTGCTGAGGGACATTGTTCCCTTTGCCGCTGTGATGGGAGGTTGAGTGCATGAGGACGCTGAACCGCAACAAATCGCCCTTCTGGTATCTGCTGTATGACAGCAAGGCTCCCGCCAAGGACGAGTACGGCAACGAAACCGGCGAGGAACTGGTGCTTTACAAGCCTGCCGTGGCAATGAACGCCAATATCTCGGCGGCGACCGGCTCCGCTCAGGTGGAGCAGTTCGGTAATTTCGCAGGGTACGACAAGGTGATCGTCACTGATGACCTGAGTTGTCCCATTGACGAGAATACCGTGCTGTTCATCGACAAAGAACCGCAGTATGACGAGGGCGGGAAGCCGCTCTACGATTACATGGTCAAGCGGGTCGCCAAGTCTCTTAACTCCATTTCCTATGCGGTCAGTAAGGTGACGGTATCGTGAGTCAGACGATCAATGTTCCGCTCTCCGGGAGAGGGATTGAGCGGCTGATACAGGAAGTTGAAAATCGTAAAACTTGGCTTCGAGATCGTGCAACGGTTTTTCTTGAACGCTTAGTTGCGATGGGGGTTGGAATTGCTTCTGCGTGTTTCGATGACGCAGCCTATGATGGCACAAATGATGTTGTTGTATCTGCGGAATATCGAGGTGAAAATGCAAGGGCGATTGTGGCAGTCGGTAAAGCGGTTTTATTTATCGAGTTCGGCACAGGCGTGACCTATCCCGATAACCACCCGGAAGCCAGAGATCACAATATGAAGCGTGGCGAATATGGTCAGGGTCACGGCAAGCAGCACTCTTGGGGCTATTACGGCGACCCCGGCACGAACGGAGTGCTGAAAGAAAAGAAAAACGGCGGGTTCGTGGTCATCACTCACGGCAATCCCGCCAATATGCCGATGTACGAAACGGTAAAGGAGCTGCAAGACCGGCTCACGGAAATTGCGAAGGAGGTGTTTTCATGATTGATGTGGAGAGTCAAATCTACACGCCGATTGCGGAAGCCCTGAGAGCGCAGTTTCCCGGTATCTTGGTCAGCGGCGAGTATGTCAACGCTCCTACTCGTTTTCCCTATGTGAGTTTGGTGGAACAGGATAACTACACCACGGAAGCTCACATGGACAGCGGCGATACGGAGAGGTTCGCCACGCTGATGTACGAGGTGAATGTCTACTCCGATAAGGCAGGCGGTAAGAAATCCGTTTGCCGAAAAATCATGAGGTTTGTGGACGATCTCATGTACGCCAAGAATTTCCGGCGTACTTCTCTGTCCCCGGTTCCCAATTTGGAGAACGCAACAATCTACCGTCTGGTTGCCCGATACAAGGCAGAAACGGACGGAACCACTCTTTATAGGAGGTAAATGAAATGGCTATTTCTACCTACAAGGTTTTTCTGATGAAGAAAGCCGACACTGGCGAACAGTGGAGCAAGCTGATCGACATTAAGGAGTTTCCTGACCTCGGCGGCGAACCCGAAATGCTGGAAACCACCACCCTGAGCGACAATATGCAGACCTACATCGCCGGTATCCAGTCCCTCGATGGTCTGTCCTTTACCGCCAACTACACGCTGGCTGATTTCCAGACCCTCAAGGCTTTGGAAGGCAAGAAGGTCAGCTATGCGGTCTGGTTTGGCGGCACCGAGAGCGATGGCACTGTTACTCCCGATGGCTCTAACGGTAAGTTCTCCTTTGACGGTGAGCTGTCCGTGTATCCTGTTGGCGGCGGCGTGAACGAAGTGGTGAACATGAATATCACCATCGCTCCTTCCACTCCCATCGCTTTCTCCGCAACCTAAGACACCAATAATCGCCGTATTGATAAGGAGGATTTATCATGGCAAAGCAGTTGACGATCAATGACCCTACTACCGGCGTGACCTACACGCTGGAATACACCCGCAAGACCGTTGAAGCGATGGAGAAGAACGGCTTTGTTGCCGCCGATGTGGAGCGCAAGCCTATGACCCTGCTTCCGGCTCTGTTTGCTGGTGCGTTCCTCGCCCATCATCGGTTCGTGAAGCGTGATGTGATCGACAGTATTTACGCTCGTATGAACCACAAGGACGAGCTGATTGCCGCTCTGGTAGAGATGTATAACGACCCCCTGCTGAGTCTGCTGGACGAGCCTGAGCAGGAGGGCAACGAGGGAAACCTGAGCTGGAAGACCGGCTGGTAAGCGACCGATCTTCCAGAAGTGAGGGGGGCGGCGGCGACCATCGCCCCGCTCCCCTTCTCGCTTACACGCCAAAGTTTTATGAGGTTTTCCCGTACTATCTTTCCATCGGCATGACCTATGAGCAGTTTTGGGAACAGGACTGCGAATTGGTGAAGTATTACCGAAAGGCGGCGCAGATCAGGCAAGACCTGAGAAATCAAGACGCTTGGCTCCAAGGAGCTTATTTTTACGAAGCTCTTATTGACGCTGCCCCGGTTCTTCGTGCTTTCGCCAAGAAGGGAACCAAGCCCACGCCGTATCGGGAAAGCCCCTATGAGCTGTTCAGTCGGCAGGATAAGAAGCAGCAGAAGCAGCTTCAAGAAAAACACGATGACCAAGCCAAGGCATACATGGAAGCCTTTATGGTATCGGTCAATAAGAAATTTCAAGAGAAAGGTGGTGGCGTAAGTGGCTGACAATGTGGAAATTCAGGGGTTGGAGTTTCAGATCGTCAATGACAGTACGCAGGCGGTCACAGGACTTCAAAACCTGATTAACACGCTCAATCGTTTGAAAACCGCTACCAACGGCGGCGCAACGGGTCTGAGCAAGACCGCTCAGGGTATTCGGGAGCTTTCCAATTCTCTGAAAGGCTTGAACAGCGGTGACGCTTCGCAGAAGATCACCCGGCTTACCAATGCGCTGACCGCTCTAAGTCAGGTTGGGAATGTGAAGATTTCTTCCTCCATCGCCAACCAGCTCACGGCAATCAACACCGCTCTCGCTGGCCTGAAATGGACGGACGGCGACAAGCTGACTTCCCTTGCCAACGGCTTACGCCCTCTCTCCGAGTTGGGTAAGGCTAATATGACCACCTTTATCAATCAGCTCTCCAAGCTGCCGAAGGTGATCGAGGATTTGGAAGCGGCGGACATTGACAAGTTCACACAGCAGATGACCGCTCTTGCCGCCGCCATGAAGCCTTTTGCCGATGAAATGCAGAAGGTGTCCAACGGCTTCTCGGCGTTCCCGTCCAAAATCCAAAAGCTGATTACCAGCACGGAGAAATACAACGCTTCTGCCCGTAAAGCAACCTCCACTACCGGGCAGTTCACGAGCGGATTGAAAGCGTTGAATGTCGCCGCTGTTGCAATCACTTTCCGCAAAATCGGTCATTTCATCGCACAGGCGGTCACGGAGTCCAACAAGTACCAAGAAGACTTGAACCTGTTCACGGTTGCCTTGGGGCAGTATGCCGCCGAAGCTCAAAACTACGCCGAAAAGGTATCCGATGTTATGGGTATTGACCCGGCACAGTGGCTCCGCAATCAGGGCGTTTTCAACACGCTGCTGACCGGTTTCGGTGACACAGCAGAACGAGCGCAGCTCATGAGCCAAAACCTGACACAGCTCGGCTACGATATTTCTTCCTTCTTCAATATTTCCATTGAAGACGCAATGCAGAAGTTACAGTCCGGTATTTCCGGAGAGTTGGAACCTCTGCGGCGCTTGGGCTACGATTTGTCGCAGGCACGGTTGGAGCAGACCGCTTTGAACCTTGGTATCAAGGAAAGCGTTGCAAACATGACGCAGGCAGAAAAGGCCGAGCTGAGATACTACGCCATTATGACTCAGGTGACAACCGCTCAGGGTGATATGGCGAGAACGCTGGAAGCTCCCGCAAACCAGCTTCGTATCTTGCAGGCACAGCTTACACAGGCCGCACGAGCTATCGGTAACATCTTCATTCCCGCACTGAACGCAATTCTTCCCTATGCAATCGCTGTTGTTCAGGTCATTCGAGAAATCGCCAATGCCCTTGCCAACCTTGCAGGTTTCAAGTTGACGGAGGTGGACTATTCAGGAGTGAATAGCGCTGCTGTCGGCGCTGGGTCTTTGGCTGATAATCTCGATGACGCTGCCGGTGCTGCCAAGAAGCTGAAACAGTATACCGCAGGCTTTGACGAGCTGAATGTCTTTGCTCCTAACACGGAAAGCGGTTCCGGGGCGGGTGCTGGTGGCGCAGGCGGATTTGATTTCGATTTGCCCACCTACGATTTCCTTGGTGACGCTGTGCAGACCCGCATTGGTGAAATCAAAAAGATGATTGAGGATACTCTCGCAGAGATCACCACGATTGTTTCCGGCTTTATGCTGGCGGTAGGTGCAATTCTGGTCGTAACCGGTGTGAATATTCCACTGGGTGTCGGCCTGATGGCGGCGGGTGCGGTCGGCCTTGCGGCTACCGTTGGGCTGAATTGGACTGCTATGAGTAGCGAACTGGCAAGTACGCTGGCTCTCATTACGGGTGTTGTCGGCGGCTTCCTGCTGGCTCTTGGCGCAATTATGGCGTTCTCCGGGGCGAACCTTCCTCTTGGTATCGCTTTGATGGCCTTGGGCGGGGCAAGCCTTGTATCTGCTGCTGTTATCAACTGGCATAACAGCGACCGGCACCTCACTGACGCTTTGACCACCTTAACGGGAGTTCTGGCGGGTGCTTCTCTGGCGGTAGGCGCTATGTTGGCCTTTACCGGGGTCGCAACCGGGCTGGGTATTGCGCTGATGGCTGTTGGTGCTGTCACGCTTGTATCTGCCGCAGCTCTGAACTGGAACAGTATCCCGGACGCTCTGGCTTCTCCCTTGTCCAGAGTAGGATTGCTGGTCAGTGGAGCAACCTTGGCACTCGGCGCTATCCTCGCTTTCTCCGGGTGTATGCCCCTCGGTATTGCGCTGATGGCTATTGGCGCTACTTCTCTGGTTTCCGTAATGGCTCTCAACTGGAATGGCCTGAGCGATGAAATCCAGAATGTGATTGCCATTATTACCACGGTTGTATCTGTGGCGTTCCTTGCTATCGGTGCGGCACTGGCGTTCTCCGGGGCGAATATCCCGTTGGGTCTGGCTCTGCTGGCGGCGGGTGCGGTCACAATGGGTACGGCTATCATGCCGAACTGGAATGACCTCTCCGACAATGTTCAGCAGAAGATCAGCATGATTACCACCGTTGTCGGCGGCGCTCTCTTGGCGGTCGGCGCTATCCTTGCTCTGAGTGGAGTCGCCCTTCCTCTCGGTCTTGGCCTGATGGCGGCTGGCGCATTGAGCCTTGGCGCTGTTGCTACCCTGAATTGGGATTTTGTTGTTAATTCCATTAAGAAAGTCGTATCGGTCATCACGGGTATTCTCAGCGGCGCATTGATCGTTCTCGGTGTCCTACTGTGCCTGAGCGGTGCGGGTGTTGGTCTTGGCCTTGCGGTACTGGCGGCGGGTCTGTCCCTGTCGTATGCGGCATGGACGCTGGACGATAACCCCATTACTCGCTTTGTACGACAGATGGCAAACTCCATCATTGGACTTGTGAACGGTGTCATTGACGCAATCAATGATATGTTCCACATCCAGTTCAACGGTCTGTCTGTTATGGGTATCACGCTTATTCCGGCGTTTGATATTCGATTGGTGGATATTCCGCATATTCCGTTCTTTGAAGACGGCGGTTTCCCGAATGAAGGACAGCTCTTTATCGCCCGTGAAGCGGGTGCGGAAATGGTCGGTGCGATGGGGCGCAGAACGGCGGTTGCCAACAATGACCAGATCGTTGAGGGTATCTCCGCAGGCGTGTCCGTTGCCAACGATGGCGTGATCGCTGCCATTTACGCTCTGCTGAATGTCGTTGAGGAAAAGGACTTCTCCGTGAATATTGGCGACAATCAGATCGGTGAGTCTTATGACCGTTATAACCGAACCAGAGGTGTTCGTGTGAATACCGGCGCTTTCAGTAATGCCTACTAAGGAGGGCTGAGGAAATGCAAAGTTTCATTACAATCAATGGCACAAAGTTTCCTCAGCCCCGCAGGGGCTTAGAGCTGCTGTCTGCCACTATCGTAGACTCTGCCAGAAATGCCAACGGCGTTGTGGTAGGCCAGAAGGTCGGCAGAGATCAACAGAAGCTCAACAACCTCTTTTGGGGCTATCTGACAGCGGAACAGTGGTCTGCCATGTTGCAGATTTTTGACAAGAACTTCTTTGTGACGGTCACTTATCCCGACATGGTAAACAACCGCTGGACAACCCGAAAGATGTACCCCGGCGACCGCACGGCGACCCCGTACCATCTTGACCCGAACACGGGGCTTCCTGCGGACTACATCAACTGCAAAGTCAACATCATTGACTGCGGCGAACCGTTCTAAGGAGGTGTAGCCGTGAAACAGGTAAGCAACGCTTACAAGCTGTCGATGAAATCTTTGCTCCGTGAGCAGTCCTTTGTGGAGATCACCTTCTCTCAGGTGGACACGGCAGCGGCAACAGACGGTAATTGGGTCAGCAACGGGGCGCAGAGCTATTCTGAGTTCGACACGCTGGACTACGGATATGATTATCAGGAGTCCTATGCGGCGTTGGAGCTGAACCGGTGGGCGCTGGACGGGAATACGGTCATCGTTCCTTCTTCCGGGACGATGTATGACGGCTTTGTTTCGAGCCACATGAGTAATGCAGAGGGCAAGTTTACCACCCCTGCGGTGCTGACCCGTGCTTTCAGCAATCCTCATACCTTCCCCGGCATTACCCTGACTTTTGACACCCGCTATCAGGAATGGCCTGACACCGTGACGGTTGATTTCTACCTGAATGGTGCGGTATTGGAAAGTCTGACCCTTCCCGTAGAGGGAACAGAGTTGATTATTAACACGAAGGTCGCTTCTTGTGACAAGATCGTGTTGACGATGGGGAACACCCTCCCGTACCGCCGACCTCGGTTGCAACAGGTTCTCTACGGTGTGCAGAAGAAATTTGGAAATGATGACATTGTTTCCATCAAGGAGTCTCACGATGTAGACCCGCTCTCCCGCAGACTGCCGCAGGAAACCATGCAGTTCGTTCTTTTGGACTACGAACACAATTATGACCCGGATAACCCGAAAGGCATTTATGCCTATCTGGATAAGAAATCACCGATTTCTCTCCGATACGGTTATATGCTTCCCACGGGTAAGGTCGAGTGGCTGAAAGCGGACAAGTATGTGTTGAACAGCAAACCGAAAGCTGCCAAAAATCAGGCTACCTTTACGGGTACAGGTCTGGTTGGAAGTATGACCGGAACCTTTTACAAGAGTAAGCTCGGTTCCAAAAACTTCTATGACATGGCTGAGGAAGTGCTTTTAGACGCAGACCTGACGCTGACAGCGCAAGGTACGCACCCATGGGTGATTGACCCAACCTTGAAGCAGATGTTCACTACGGCGGCGCTCCCCATTGACTCGCACATGAATTGTCTGCAACTGATCGCTCACGCCTGCCGCTGCCGCCTGTTTACAGACGATGACAATATCATTCACATCAAGCCCTTCGGCGTGACTGTGGTTGGTATTTACAACGGTGTATGGGCGGATAACGGTCATCTGTGGTACAGCGAGTGGGACACTGTTGACCGTGGCAATAAGGTCGGTAACACCTATGCGGCGTTGGAACTGAACCGCTGGACACTGGACGGTGGAGATCAGGTCATTGTCGAAGACACCGACCCCTCCGGTCGAGGGTTTATCAGTGAAGCGATGACTGCGGCAGATGGCACTTATACCACGAAGCCGACCTTCACCAAGACCTTTGATGTTTCTCACGATCTTCCCGTGCTGGCTCTCCGCTTTGATACCCCCTTGGACGAGTACCCCACCTCTATTCAGGTGAAGTATTACGCCGGGACGAAGCTGCTGGACACGCAGACTGTGAAGGGTATTACTTCTGCGGAGGTGTTTGTCAACAGCGAAGCGGCGATTGACTGTACCAAGATCGAGGTAACGATGGACGGTGGCCTGCCGTACCGCCGTATGCGGGTGAGCAAGCTCTACTACCGTGAAACGGACTTCACGCTGGATTTTGATTCGATTGATAAGGACTCCCAATCCATCGCAAAGATCGATCAGCTCAAAGCGGTATCTGTCGCCAAGTATGCGTACACGGCGGCAAATGACACCACCAAACTTTTCGAGGGAACGACCACCGAAACTCAGCTTCATGTCGAGTTCTCTGGTCTTGCACAAGATGTTTCTATCTCTGTTTCTGGCGGCTCGTTGGTGTCTTCCAACATTTACGCCAGAGCTGCGGATTTGGTGTTATCCTCCGGCACTAAAACCGTAGTTGTTACCGGCAAAACTCTGTCTGAGAACTCGGTGGTCGTTTCCTATCCCGTAGCTCTCGATGGAGAAATCGACAAGGAGGAAAACCCCCTTATCACCAACGATACGATGTGCGCCGCTCTTGCCGATCAGGTGAAAAAGTATTTGCAAATGCAGAACACCTATCAGACAAAATACCGTGGCAATCCTGAGTTGGAAGTGGGCGATGTGATTGGCTTGCAGACGCTCTATACCGATGAAATGGACGCATTGATCTTGGTGGACGAGATCACATTTAACGGCTCTCTGAGCGGAAAGTTGAAGGTGAAAGGTCTGATATGAGTATTATTGATAATCTCGTCTACGACCGCACACAGGCCGATGTGGACAGGGTTTTTACCCTGAAACACAAAATCCTCACGGAAGGGCTTTCGAGCCTTTCCGCTGAGGAAAAGACCGAGTACATGGCTGGTATGAAGGGTGCTTACAATTACGGGGACATGAACCGTGTAGGGCAGGCGGTAGCCTATATCGCCAACCGCATGACTTCTCTCCCCGGACAGTTGGCGGCATACCGAACGGAGAAAGGAGTCGCTGATGACCCGATCTACCAAGTTCCGTATGACCCTTCCTCGGTGGTGGTTGCGGCAAAGACGAATTGGGCGATGGGTGATACGCCCACCCAATCTCTCGTGAAAGCCTACTTGAATAACCTGACGGTTCTCCGAAAGCAGCTCACGCTTCCCCCGGACGCACCGCTGGTTCCGAGCAGTCTGGACAATCTCACTTTTTCCACGGCAAACAACATTGAATATCTCCTGTATGTCATCGACACAACACTGACCGAGGTAGAAACCGAGCTGTATTCCAAGATCGACCGCACGGTGGACGCTTTCGCTTATGTTGGTCTGCATAACTGCGGAGAGTAAGGAGGAAATTTCATGAAAGATACTGTCATCAAGGGCAACGGTAAGTCCCGTTCTATCAAGGCTCCTACCGATATGCCTGCAACCTTCGAGGAATGGCGCACACAGCTTCTCGCCGGAACCGCCACCCTCGACATTGGTCTGAACGCCGCAGGCTGTGATGTGGTCGGCACCGCATTGACCAAGGCAAATATGCTGTCCGACACCACCAAGTCGGCACTGGAACTGAGCGGCAGCGACCCTACGGTGAATGACGCTCTGTATGCCCTGAGCCAGAAGGGTTCTCCCGCCGAGGTGCGTGTCATCGCTGATATAGGCTCGACCGTTACCATGAGTAGGGGTGGCAAAACTCTGACAGGCAAGGTTGCTTCGACCGGCTATGCCACTCTGTACCCGACCGAGCTGGGTGACTGGACTATCGTGTTTACTTACAACGGTTCTCAGAAAACCAAGGTTTACACGCTGGAAGTCATCGGTATCGTGTATGTCTATCCCTTTGTGGTTGGCGCTACGCTGGAAGCTACCTCTTGGGATAACATCGCCGCCGTTTCCAAGTTCGGTCAGGCTCCGAACTACTGGAAGGTCGGTGACAAGAAGAACATTACTGTCAACGGCGTGACCTATGCGGCGCAGATTATCGGCTTTGACCATGATACTCTGACCACCGCAGACGGTAGCCGCACCAAGGCGGGTATTACCTTCCAGTTGGTTGACTGCCTGAAAACCACCTACTCCATGAACGGCTCCAACACCAATGTGAACGGCTGGCGTGGTTCCACTATGCGTACCTCCACAATGGCAACGCTGCTGAACCAGCTTTCCTCTGACCTGAAAAGCGTGTTGAAGTTCGTCAACAAAGTGACCAGCGTGGGTAACAACAGTTCCGGTCTGGAAACCACTTCTGACAAGCTGTTCCTTCTGTCCGAGATCGAAGTCTTTGGTGCTACTCAGTATTCTTACGCTGGTGAGGGTAAGCAATACGAGTATTATACCGCTGGCAACAGCACCATTAAGAAGGTCAATGGTTCTGCGAACTACTGGTGGGAGCGTTCTCCTTATTCCGGCGGCACCGACTACTTCTGTATTGTGACCGACGGCGGCTCTGCCATCTATGGCAACGCCAGCTTCTCCAGTGGCGTGTCCTTCGGCTTCTGCGTTTAATCCCCGGTTTCATCAACACCAATCCCGCCCCGTCAGGGGCGGTGTAAGAAAGGAATGTTGGCGTGTCAGTCATCAAAGCTATGCGTGGCGAAAGCTCCATGCAGTTCATCGAAACCGCCAGACGGTTAGAGCTTCACGCTTTCTCCGTCTGCACCAAGGCTCCTAAAAGATACGCACCTCTGCTGACAAACCGTATCTTCGAGCTGGCTTCTACGGTTCACGAGGAAGTCCGAGCGGCGAACAACATCTACCCGCACAATCAGCATGAAGCGCAAATGCGGCGAGATCACCTGATTAACGCCAACATCGCCCTTCAAAATCTCAGCCCGAAGCTGACTTTACTCTATGACGCTATTCTCCAAAACCCTGAAAAATGTCCGTGGATTGACCACGCCATGAAGGAATTTGGAGAGTACATCACGGACGAAGCACAGCTTATCTCCAAGGTTCGGAAAGCTGACCACGAGAGGTATAAAGACCTCCCGGCATGAGTTTTTCATTGGGTCAAGCCCTGTAATTGTTACCGTTTCTGCGAACAACTGGTGGGAGCGTTCTCCTAATTCCGGCAACACCAACAACTTCTGTAATGTGAACAACAACGGCAACGCCAACAATAACAACGCCAGCAACTCCAATGGCGTGTCCTTCGGACTCTGCAACTTCGCATAGGTCAGTCGTAGTAACCCCTTTGGGCGAAATCAGTACCTTTTGCAGAGGGAGGGCTTGTTCCCGGCTACCAAGCCAAAACACCCCGTCCGATGTAGTCAGCCGGACGCTTCTTGCATGGTGAGCGATTGTACGGTAGCTCATTTCATGGCTGGTACTACAAGCAGTTAGAACCCGTACCCGACAATAAGACTGTACGGAGGGGAACCTTCTATGACAAGTGAAGAACGGAGAGAAGCCCGTTATCAGCGCCGAAAAGCCAAGCGGGACGAAGCTCGTCTGCGGCGAAGCAAAGAATGTGGTGATTTCGATGAAGTCTTTTCGTTCAGACACCTTTACCTTTCCGGGAAGAAATGTTGTAAGGGTGTCTACTGGAAAAACTCAACTCAGCGGTATATCGGCAATATCATTCCGATCATCGCAAAGACCCATCGTGAACTGCAAAACGGAACCTTCAAGCACCGTGGTTTTCACGCTTTCACCATCATGGAGCGAGGGAAGAAGCGGTATATCCGATCAGTCCATATCACGGAACGAGCGGTTCAAAAGTGTCTGTGTGACTACTGCTTGGTTCCTACCTATTCGGCCTGTTTCATCTATGACAACTCAGCCAGTTTGAAGCACCGAGGTATGGACTTCGCCCTGCGCCGTATGACCTGTTACCTCCAACGGTATTACAGGCGGTACGGTCTGGAAGGAGGGGTTCTGCTTTACGATTTTCACAGCTTCTTTGACTCAGCTCCACACGAGCCGCTGTTCCGTGAAGCCGACCGTAGACTTCATGACCCGAAAATCAGGGAGCTTGCGAACAGCTTTGTTACGGACTTCGGTTCTGTGGGCTTGGGTCTTGGCAGTCAGGTATCTCAGACGAACGCCCTTATGCTTCCCAATATGATCGACCACTACTTCAAAGAGGTCTGCCGTATCAAAGCCTATGAGCGATACATGGACGATGGCGTGGCAATCAGCCCCGACATTGATGACCTGTATCTCTGTATGGACGGGTTAAAGATCATCTGCGAGAAGTGCGGTCTGGAACTGAACTTGAAGAAGACAAGGGTAGTTCCTCTCAGAGATTATTACCGCTGGTTGAAAACGAGGTTCATCATCACACCGACCGGCAAGGTTGTTCGGAAGATGAACAAAGACTCAACAAAAATCGTTCGACACAAGCTCAGAGCTTTTCGAAGGAAGCTCGACCGGGGCGAAATGACCTTGGCTGACATTCGGTGTTCCGTGGACTCCTACAACGGTCACATGAAGCGAGGTCACAGCTTCAAGGTGCGGCAGCGCACCAATCAGTATTTCAAATCATTGTACGGGTTCTACCCGGACGAGAAAGGTTGGAAAAGCCATGTATAAAATCATCAAGAAGGACGCAGTTCTCGGCATTGTGAGCAATCTAACTTGGGTATGTATGCAGGAAAACGGCTGCTACGGCCTGACGGTCGAGGACAATGCACAGGGTATTGCCTTGAACGGCACCGTGTACCATGTCAACGGACACCCCGAACTGGACGGTGCTGAAACGGTTTCGGTCGAAGAAGTGGACGATGGCGTTTACGCTTCCAGTCTGACCGCTCTGCTGACTGACCCGAACGACCTCCGTAATTCTGAGCAGTTCCGTAAGGCTGTTCAGATGTTCGCCAAAAGCCTTGACGAAGACTCTGCGATGATGATTGCAACCATCTACGACCCCTATCAGGTCGATCATGCCTATGCTGTTGGTGATTATTTCACCTACGGCGTGAACGGTGTAGGCGACCCGCAGCTCTACAAGGTAGTACAGGCGCACACTTCTCAAGCAGATTGGAAGCCTGACACACTTCCCGCTCTCTACACGCCGATTGGCCTGACCCCCTCCGGCTATCCCGTGTGGACTCAGCCCACCGGCGCTCATGACGCTTACAACAAGGGTGACATTGTGAGTTACAACGACAAGCTGTACCGCAGTCTGATTGACGGGAATGTGTATTCCCCGGACGCTTATCCCGCTGGCTGGGAAGAATACACCGGCGAGTAAGGGAGGGGGCAGGACATGAGTGACGCAATTCTGGTCGCTATTATCACGGGTGGCCTGAGCCTGCTTGGTATCATCTACTCGTCCGGCAAGTCCGCCAGCAAGGTTGACGCAAAACTGGACAAGCAGCAGGCGGTTATCGAAACCAAGTTGAACGAACTGACCCGTGAAGTGAGAGAACACAACAATTTCGCAAGGCGTGTTCCTGTGGTTGAGGAACAAATCAAGGTCATCAACCACCGTATCGAGGATTTGGAGGGCTTTCACAAGCCTGCATGACCCGAAAGTAAGGTGATAAAGGTGAGTAATCGGGTCAAAATCCCTATAACTTTCTCTTAGTATGCGTGTATAAGAGGGAGTTTATAGGAAAAACGCCCGATTACTCACCTAACTCACCTAAATTAAAAATTGGAGGTAAAAATTATGCTCGAAACCATTTTGCACAACCTGACGAACATCGGCTGGGCTATGCTGATTTTTCTGTGTGCCTACCTTTCCAATGTATCTTTTTCTCTGTATTACAACATCAAAGTCCTGCTGGAACCGTTCAGCAAGGAAAAGCTGATAAACTCCGGCTTGAAGATCACCGCTTTTGTCTGCGGTCTGACCTTGCTGTGTGTGGCTATTACCACGCTGCCGCTGTTTGCGGATATGGTCGGGTGGGAAATTCCGACTGAGTATGTGGATATTTTCAGCAATTTGGTGATTATTGGTGCGGTACTTATGGTGTCCTGCAAGTACATCGCAGAAGCATTTACGAAATTCAAGGCCATTTTGGACGCTACCAAGGAGGGTAAGAGCTATGATGAAATCAAGTGAACTGGTCGCCAAGGTCGTTGATATTGCCAAGCACTACAAGACCCTGTATGTCATGGGGTGCTTTGGTGCGCCGTTGACCGACACAAACAAGTCTCGGTATATCAAAAACCACCCCTACAACATGGCGGCAGCTCGTACCGCTATGATTATGGCGGCGACCCCTGACGCCTTCGGCTTTGACTGTGTGAACCTTATCAAAGCCGTTCTATGGGGCTGGACTGGTGATAAAACCAAGTCCTACGGCGGCGCAAAATACGCCACCAACGGCGTACCTGACGAGGGCGCTGACACTATGATTAAGAGGTGCAAGGACGCTACTGCTTCCGGGTGGGACAAGGTTGACCCCGGCGAAGTGGTGTGGACTACGGGACACATCGGCGTGTATATCGGAAACGGTCTGGCAGTCGAGTGTTCCCCTCGCTGGGCGAACAATGTGCAGATCACCGCTGTCGGTAACATCGGGAAGAAGAACGGGTACAATACCCGTATGTGGAAAAAGCACGGACACCTCCCCTATGTGGCCTACGACAAAACCGTGACTCCCGCACAGCCCGAAACGGTCAAGCCCGTTCCTACCACCGAGGTCAAGGCAAAGGGTATCGCACGGTCTTTCAATAAGGCTGTGGCAGGCACTTATACCGTGACCGCTGGTGCTGGCCTGAATGTCCGTGACGCTGCCGGGACGGACAGTAAAGTGTTGGTGACAATCCCCAAGGGAACCACTGTCAAGAACTACGGCTATTACACCGTTGTAAACGGCGTTAAATGGCTCTATGTGGCTTTCTCGCACAAGAGGGTAAATTATACTGGCTTCGTGCATGAACGCTTCCTGAGCCGCTGAGAGGGCTTCCTATGGGTGGTAAACGAGTGCAACCTAAGCCGAAGAAGAAAAGAATGAGAAAGCGCACGAAGTTCACGATCTTGTCCATCTTCAATTTGACTTGGTACGCCGTTGTGGTTCTGATTTTGAACGCCTGCGGTCACACTGTTGACACAGAATTGACGGTCGGCTGGTTTGCGGCTTGGACTGCCGAACTTGCCATTCTGTACGGCATTAAGGTCAAGTCAAAAGAAACCTCAGACGAGGACGCTCAGGGGTGAGAAAATGCAAGTGCTGAAAGAAATCACGCTCGATAAGGTTATCAATCTCTATGAGGGTCAAGTCGTTCACGACAAAAAGCAGCTCATTGAATGGGACGATCATCGCCGAACTCCACTCTATGAGCTGAAAGAACGAACGCTGGCTCAGGACAAGATGATCTTGGGTGCGCTGAAATGTGCCAGAGCGAACGGGTATTCCGGCGAAGAATAAAAGAAGACACTCCCTACCAATTAAGGTAAGGAGTGTCTTTTGGTTTGAACGAATACCGTTCCCCACATAATGTAGGGTTCGGATATGCGCTCAATGGTACACTCAGACTCCCCAAAATCGAACCCTGTCGCTTCTTCGGCGGCGGGGTTCTTTTCTACCCGGAAAGTCTTGGTTTTGCAAGAGGTTAGGTTATATGCGGTAGTGATTTTATATCCGTCAGGTTCGTCCCACACTGTAACGGAATTGACGAGCAAATCAATGAGCCGCCTGCGGAAGTCTTCGTCTTCGATATTCCCGTATTTGAACTGGCTCAACCAGAATACGATCTGGTCACGGTCAATTCGGTAGACGAATTTTTCCTCAGCTTTGATCTCTTTGTTGAGGGTCTTCTTTTCATGTTCGAGCTGGACAAGTCGGTTCATCAATGTTTCGGAAGCAATACCCTTTTCAATGGCAACGGTGATGTTTGTGATTGACTTTTCGACCTCCGATAACTGAGCGGTCAACTGCGGAATGTGCGTGTCGTTTATCAAATCCTGTTCACTCTGTCGAATTGCCATGTCTGCGATTTCATCAATGAGCTGATCGGTCAAAAGGTTGAGAGCGTCACGGGCTACTATCCCTTCAATGTAATCTTTTTTCAAAGGCCGCTTCTCACATCCAAGTTTTCTCTTTTTGGTGTAACAGGAATAGTAGTGGTAGACCTTGCCATGTCTACCGGCTCCGCTTTCACCGTTCATAGAAGCCCCACAATGACCGCAGAACAGCTTTCCAGACAAGAGGTAATCTACCTTAGCCTTACCCCTTGCCGGGGCTGTGGCAGTCTTAGAAAGCCGCCGTTGTACCGTTTCAAACAGCTCCTTGTCAATGATGGCGGGAATACCATTTTCAATGACAATATCTTTGTAGGTATAAGTACCGATATAGCGAGTATTACGGAACATGGCCTTAAAGCTACTGCGGTTGAACTCCGTGTTTTTGGCGGTCTTATATCCGGCATAGTTAAACTTTCGGCAAATGTCAGCGACACTTTCACCGTTGGCATAAAGAGAGAACGCTTCCTGAACGATGTGGGCGGTGTCAGGGTCAACGACCAGTTTGTGATTTTCCACCTTGTACCCAAGGGGGATATGACCGCCTACACTGTGGCACTTCAAAGCGGACTCACGCATACCTCTTGTGACCTTCTGCGACAGCTCGGCGGAGAAAAACTCAGCCATACCCTCTAACACAGATTCCAAGATGATACTCTCAGGGCTGTCAGTAAGGTGTTCTGTGGCGGAGAGGACTTTTACGCCGTTCTTCCGCAGACGCATTTTCATAATTGCGCTATCGTTGCGGTTACGAGCAAAACGGTCGAGCTTCCAGACGATGACATATTCCCAATTCTGTTTTGCGCTGTCTGCAATCATTTCCATGAGGTGAACCCGCTTTTCCACATCTTTGCGAGCGGTCGTTGCTCGGTCAACATAGATTGCTACAATGCGGTAGTGGTTTGCTTTACAGAAGGCACGGCAGTCACGAAGTTGCCCTTCAATGGATTGGTCACTTTGACCTGTGGAGCTATACCGAAGATAGAGAGCAACATCTTGATCGCCGTTGTAAAGCGTATATGGGTCTTCCTGAAATTGAGAGATTTCTTCCTCTGTCAGACAGGAGAGGTCGATTGGAAATTTTTTCATGCAAATCTCCTTTTTAGCTCCATGACTCTACCGACAAAGCGCAATCGTCCAATTTCAACACCGCCAAAAACACGGGGAGGATAGTGTGGGTTAAAAGAACGAAGGGTCACAGTATCTTCATCAATACTGATTTTCTTAACAAATCCTTCTTCGTCATCAACAATGACAACCATAAGAGTATCTGTTTCGGGAGGTGTATCCTTTTTAACCAGCACTAAATCGTGATCGTCTAAGACTGGCGACATACTATCTCCGTCAACTTGTAACCAGAAACAATCATCACAGTCATATTCGGGGTCAACTTGTTCATATCCCAATGCTTCTTGCTGAGCGATGACACCTTTTCCTGCGGACGCATGACCGAAAATAGGTCGCTTGCAATTCTTTTCATAAGGTTCGGTGGTCAAACCAACAGAGGACAAGTGAAAGAGAGGGTCGTCAGTTTCGCCTTTCAAATAGTCAGCCGTTGTTCCAAGATTGATAGCAAGAGTTTTTAAGTCTTCATCTGAAATCATGCGGTCAGGCTTTTTATCTACATCGTTCAAATAATACTTGGGGCGGTTGATAAGTTTGCAAATATAGGTGACACTTTTCCCTTGTTGTTTGGCTAAATCTCTAATACGGCTTGTGTTCATAAGTACCTCCTTCAAAAATATCCTACTTTTTTAGGATTTACTATTGACAATCCTACGAAGGTAGGATATACTTTGGATTGTGAACAAGAGATTTTGACAACAAAAACCCGACCCCCGAAAGGTTTTCTTTTTTCGGCGGTTGCTGTGGTCAATGGTTTAATTGTCTGGCAAGTAAATTGTACCATTACGCCCGTTGGTTGTCAATAAATATTGTTCTCAATTCAAAGAAAGGAGAGGTTTTGTGAAAGAGCGTGAGAAAATTCGCTATCGCCTGAGCGTCAATCACCTGTCGTTTGCATGGCTGATTGATATGCTCCGAAAGCGGGGTATTGAAACGAACGGCCCTGTCCTGAGTGCAATTCTCGCAGGAACTCGTAACGGCCCTTCTGTGGACAAGATCATCGCTGAGTCTATCGACATTCTGGACTGGTACGAGCGGCAGATCGGCGGTGTGTCATGAGCGACAGTGCATTTGCCCCGGAAGTGCGAGGACAGGCCAAAGCATTCAGCTCACTCCTTGCCCGATCTGTCCGAGAGTTTTTCAAGGACGAAGGGAACCGCAAGCAGTTCGAGAGCTGGTACGAGCAGAAGTACGGAATACCGTATCAATGGAAACCTATGGTTTGGAGGAACAGATAATGAAAAAGGTATTTGGAATATTGGCATTTCTCTCGTTTTTCTACCTGTTGGGTGTCGTTGGTGCGGTAGAGCAAGACACAATGGCTCTCGGCGTAGGCATGATTCGCATGGGCATCGGCCTTGGCTGCTTCTGGCTGTTCTGTAAGCTGTCTGGTGTGTTTTATTCCGCCCCGCCGAGAAAAGAAAGAGCCGCTGACGGAACTGGTACTTCCATCAACGGCAAGCGTAAAAGCTCAATCTGATTATATCAGAACCTATCGTTTTGTAAAGGAGAACTTTATGAATAGCACGATTGCGAAACTCGCAGACGAGTTCGAGAAGATGGAGAAAACCATCGCTTCTCAGAAGAAGATGATCGAAACCCTTATGCCTATGGGCTATGTGGATACCGATACCGTCAAACTTCACCTTAATTCTGTGTATGGTGTCATGTTCGGTGGTCGCCCCTCTCCGAAGCGCTGCAAGCTGGAAGACTGTTCTTGGGACGAGATCAATATGTATTCCTCCTGCGGCCTTGCTGACAAGATGTTCGAGGTCGGTGATACCAAGAAGTTCCGTCTGGCTGACGGCTCCTACCTGACTGCCCGTATCATCGGGTTCAACCATGATTACGCCGAGGACGGCAGTCTGGTTCATATCACCTTGGAGACTGTGGAAACCCTTGACGGTGACATTCCTATGAATGAGAAATCTACCAACGAGGGCGGCTGGGACGCTTCCTATCTCCGTGCCAAGCTCAACGGCAACTTCTTCGAGAAGCAGCTTCCCGCTGATCTGAAAGCGGTCATCAAGCCTGTTGTGAAAATTACTGCCAAGAGCGGTAAGAACGAAATGCTGGTTCCTTCCATTGACAAGCTGTTCGTTCTTTCTGAGCAGGAGGTCTTCGGTCGCAAGATTTATTCCTGCGGCGGTGAGGGTAAGTGGTACGAGTGGTACAAGCGAGAGAACACGCCCTATGACAAGTGCAAGCAGAATGGTGAGAGGGATTGGAGATGGGAGCGTTCTCCTTTTTCCGGCAACACCAGCGCCTTCTGTTATGTGAACGCCTACGGCACCGCCGCCTGTAACTCCGCCAGCTCCTCCACTGGCGTGTCCTTCGGCTTCTGCATTTGATCGGGTATCTCGTAAATCCCGCCCCGTCAGGGGCGGTGAAAGGAGTGAAAACATGAATGTCAATCGCAAGGTTGGCACTGGTTTTGAAAGAGACTTATGCCTGAGTCTGTCGGGTTGTGGCTTTTGGGCGCACAATCTCGCTCAGAACAGCCAAGGTCAGCCGTTCGATGTGATTGCGGCTCGAAACGGTGTCAGCTATCCCATTGACTGTAAGGATTGTTCCAAGAACATTTTCAAGATGGAGCGTATCGAAGAAAACCAGTTTTCCGCTATGACGCTCTGGAAGGAAACCGGGAATGGAGAGGGCTGGTTTGCAATCAGGTTGATAACCGGTGAAGTTCGATTTATCTCCTTCTCTACGCTTTTGGAATTGTCCGTTTTGCGAACTGTGCTGTCTGCCAACGATATTAGGCGATACGGTATCACACTCGGAGAGTGGGTGTCCCAATGCAAGTGACTATTGGCAATCAGCTCCGAATTGAAAACCCGTCTGAGCAGTTGCTTACATGGTGCAAGAAGCAGCTTATCCTTCCTAATCCTGAGTACGCCAAGAAAGTCCGTATGCACTTTTGGGTCGGCAATACCCCTGAGAAGTTGTACCTGTTTCAATGGGACGGTGATACGCTGGTTCTCCCCTATGGTTGTCTGAATGATGTGTTGGCGATGGACGATTGCCACATGAAGATCAATCTTCCCACACCGACCGAGGTGGACTTCGGTTGCGCCATTCCGCTCTATGACTACCAAGTGGAAGCCAAGGAAGCACTGATAACTGCCTACTATGGTATTCTTCAAGCCCCTGCGGGGTGTGGTAAAACGCAGATCGGAATTGCTGTTGCGGCAGATACAGGCCGAAGGACACTCTGGCTGACCCATACACGGGATTTACTCGTACAGAGCAAAAGCCGAGCGGAGCAGTACATGAGTCCTTCTCTGACTGGCACGATCACCGAAGGTAGGGTTCAAATCGGTAAGGCAATCACCTTCGCAACGGTACAGACCATGTGCAACCTTGATCTGAGCCAGTACCGTGATGTTTGGGATTGTATCATTGTGGACGAGTGCCACCGTGTAGCCGGAACCCCGACCGCTATGACGCAGTTCTCAAAGGTGCTGAACGCTTTGGCAGCTCGACACAAGTACGGCCTGTCCGCTACGGTTCATCGAGCAGACGGTATGATTGCAGCCACCTACGCTCTGCTGGGTGGGATTGCCTATCAGGTGCCGGAGGAAGCGGTGAAAGACAAGATTATGACCGTCAGCGTTCTACCTCGTGCTACCCATCAAGGACTCAGCCGTGAGTTTTTGGACACGGACGGTACGATCATCTATGCCAAGTTGGTCAATTTCCTCGCTGACCGTTATCCCCGAAATAACTTGATTGTCGCTGACCTCGTAGCAAACCGAGATCACTACAATCTCATTCTCTCTGATCGGCTGACGCATTTGGAAACCCTGATGAACCGACTTCCGCCCGACCTGAGAAAACAGGCGGTCATGATTGATGGGAAGATGACCACGAAGAAAGCCAAAGCTCTCCGGGAGCAGGCTATTGAGGAAATGCGGCAGGGGCGCAAGCGGTATCTGTTTGCTACCTACTCTCTGGCGAAAGAAGGCTTGGACATTCCCCGGCTCGACCGGCTGTACCTGACCACACCGCAGAAAGACTACGCTGTGATAACTCAGAGCATTGGTCGTATCGCTCGTACCTTCGAGGGAAAGGGGGAACCTATCGCCTACGATTATGTGGACGATGGTATCCAGTACCTCGTGCGAAGCTATAAGAAGCGGTGTACCACCTACCGGAAAGCGGGGTGCAAGTTTATTGACGGAGAGAACTGATATAAAGGTTCTCGTTGCCTGCGAGGAAAGTCAAGCTGTCTGTATTGCATTTCGGCGTTTGGGGTATGAAGCCTACTCCTGTGACATTCAGGAGTGTTCAGGTGGACACCCGGAATGGCACATTAAAGTGGACGCTCTACTGTTACTTGGACGGTATCTGGTTTTCAAAACCGAAGACGGAAAAGCTCATTATGTTGAGCGGTGGGATTTGATAATTGCTCACCCACCTTGCACTTTCATGAGTAATGCGGGAGCGTGTCGAATGTATCCTCGTAAGGGTCAAATTGATAAAGCTCGATTCCAAAAGGCAATGGAAGCCAAAGCGTTTTTCCTTCGATTTCTAAATGCTGACTGTGATCGAGTGGCTATTGAGAACCCCCGACCTCTCAAAATCGTTGAATTGCCAAAAGAAGATCAGCGAATACAACCCTATCAATTTGGCGACCCGTGGAGCAAACTCACCTATCTTTGGCTGAAAAATCTTCCGCCATTGGTTTACACCAATGTTCTTGCAGAATGGAAGCCCTTTGTTCCTGCCGGAACAGGCCGCAAGGCGGGGGGGGACAGCTACGGAGCAAGGATACCCCACAATTCCAAAGCCCGTTCAAAAACATTCCCCGGTATTGCGGACGCTATGGCACAACAATGGGGCGCAGTATTAGGAGGTGATACCGCTGAACCTTGAACCTTTCATTTTCGACTGCGAGGTGTTTGCCTACGATTGGCTTTTTGTCTTCAAGAACAAGGTCACGGGGGAATACACCGAGATTTGGAATGACAATGAAGCGGTCGAACAATTCATGACCCAAGAACCCCTGTTAGCAGGGTTCAACAATAAGCACTATGACCAATTCATTCTGAAAGCGGTTCTCTCAGGCTTTACGCCGGAGGAAATCAAGGCGGTCAACGATTTTATTATCGTTGGCGGTCATGAGGGCTGGGAGTACGCCCCTCTCCGTGACTGCGGGATTTTCTTCGATCAATATGACCTGATGGACGATTGCCAGATGGGGTTGTCCTTGAAAGCAATCGAAGCGCACCTCGGAATGGACATTCGTGAAACCACCGTTCCGTTTAACATCGACCGCCCTCTGACTGAGGACGAGAAGCAAGAGGTCGAGTTCTACTGCCGCCATGATGTTGACGCAACCGACAGGTTGGACGATCTTCGTCAAGGCTACCTGTCCAGTAAGCTCACGCTGGGTCGTGAAAAGGGGCTGTATCCTGCAAAAGCCCTCTACATGACCAACGCCAAGCTGACCGCTGCTTACCTTGATGCAGAGCAAAAGCCGCACTATGACGAGCGGGAATATCAGTATCCGCCGAAGCTGCTTCGTCAGTACATTCCGCAGGAAGTGTTCGACTTCTTTGGACGGTTGAAGGATAAGAGTATTCCTGACGAAGTGGTGTTCAAGGAAAAGCTCGATCTGATGGTAGGCGGCTGTCCTTGTACCATCGCCTACGGTGGTATTCATGGAGCTATCCCGTGTTACCGAGAGGAAGCTACGGAAACCCGCTCTATCCGCAACAAAGATGTTGCAAGCTACTACCCGCACCAAATGACCTTGAACGGTTATTGTAGCAGAAACATTCCCTCTCCCGATGTGTATGCCGCCACCATTGAGCGGCGAGTCAAAGCAAAGAGAGCCGGGGACAAGGCTACGGCGAACGCTTTGAAGCTGGTGCTGAACACCACCTACGGAGCCATGCTGAACCGCTACAACGATCTGTATGACCCGCTCATGGGACGCTCGGTCTGTATCTCAGGCCAGTTGCAGTTGCTCGAAATGGCGGAACATCTTGTTCAGGATTGCCCCACCTTGAAGATCATTCAGCTCAACACCGATGGTATCATGGTCAGCCTTGATGACTGCGATGTTTCCATGTATCAGAAAATCACGCAGGAGTGGCAGGACAGAACCGGCTTTGAGTTAGAGGAAGACCTTATCAAGATGATCTGTCAGAAAGATGTAAACAATTATGTCGAAGTTCCCTTTGAGGGCGACCCCAAAATCAAGGGCGGCGTTCTCGTTCGTGGAATTGCCCCGGCAGGGGCGTTCAACATCAACAACAACGCCTGCGTGGTTGCCAAGGCCGTCAAGGATTATCTGGCCTATGGTATCCCGGTCGAAGATACCATCATGAGTTGTGACCGCCTGCTGGACTTCCAGTTGGTCGCCAAGGCCGGGAGTAAGTATGGTGACGCTCTCCATGAGGTAGACGGTCAGATGGAGGTCGTACAGAAGGTCAATCGGGTATATGCCACGGAAGATCATCGGTGCGGAACCCTCTACAAAATCCATCTCGGCACTGGCAATCCCGTCAAGATTGCTGGACTCCCCGCAAAATGTGTCGTAGACAACGACAATCACCTGACGATTGATGTGGTTGACCGTGACTGGTATATCCGGCTGGCACGGCGTTATGTCCGAGATTTTCTTGGAGAGAAGCCGCCCAAGCGAAATACCCGCAGAGTCAATTCCATCAAGAAGAAATTATTAGAAATGTTGGAGGTATAAATATGGCTACTACCAAGAAAGCCGCTGAAACTGCGGCGGTGGATTATTCCACCATGAATGTATTTCAGAAGTTACAGCTTGCCCGTGTGCGTTTCCTCGAAGCTGGCGTGGACAAGAGCGGCAAGCACATGAAGCTCGAATATAAGTATTTCGAGCTGGCGGACATTGTTCCCAAGGCCGAGCAGATTTTCCTTGAAATCGGTCTGATGATGGTTCCGTCCATGTACGGCGACAAGGCGACCGCTCGTGTCTACAATGTCAATGACCGTGAGGACTTCATTGACTTCGTGGCACCGTACACCCCCATCGCCCCCATCGTGTCCAACGCTGGCAATCAGGTCACAAACGAAATGCAGGCGACCGGCAGCTCCATCACCTACATTCGCCGCTACCTGTGGCAGCTCGTTCTTGACATTGTGGAGCATGACAGTATCGACAGCGGCGAGTTTGACACAACTCCCGCACCCGCTCCCACCGTCACGAAGAAGCCCCCTGTGACCACCGAACAGCGTCAGGAGATCAAGAAGGAACTGACCGGCGCTCCTGCTGGTGCTGCCACTGAGGAACAGGTCGGTACGCTGAAAAGTCTGCTGAAAAAGCTCATGGATATTGACGCAGAGCAGGAACAGTTCGTGCAGACCATCGCCATGAAGACCGAGGGCTTCTCCAAGATCGAAGCCGACAAGTGTGACGCTCTGATCGAGGGCGTGAACAATATGCTGGCTGGCTACGAAATGAAAACGGCAAAGGAGGGCTAAGGCATGATTGAAATTGATTGCCGTAAGTGCGTCAATGCAGACTTGGAAGCGGATTGCTGTAAGCTCTACGGTAACAACCCTGATACTGCCGTTCGGGAATGTGCCGCTGACGAATTTGTGAATTATAAGGAGGTAAACAAAAATGGAATGGCTTGACGGCAACAAAATCCAGATTATCCCTCCCAAGCGTCCTAAGAAGCTGACTGGTACTCGCTTCGCCACTATCCTCGGTCTGAACCCGTGGTCTACACCGTTCGAGATTTGGTGTGAAGTGACTCGCACCTATCAGAAGCCGTTCGAGGACACGATCTACACCATCGCCGGTAAGACCATCGAGCCTAAGCAGGCTGAGTACATGAAGCAGACCTACTTCATGAGCAATCTGGTCACGCCGACCGATATTTGGGGCAAAGACTACTTCCGTCAGACCTACGGTGACTTCTTTAGGGAAAGCCCCGTTCTCGGCGGTATGTGGGACTACTTGCTCTATGGCAAAGATGGTAAGCCCACCACCGTCCTCGAAATGAAGACCTCCAAGCGTGTCGAGGACTGGAAAGACGATATTCCTGAGTATTACGCTTTGCAGGCGGCGTTGTACGCTTACCTTCTCGGCGTGGACGAAGTTATCATGGTCGCTTCCTTCCTCGAACCCAAGGACTACGATGACCCTGAGAAGTTCGTGTGCAGCGGTGAGAACACCATCACCCGTCCCTTCAAGGTGTCCGAGCGGTATCCTGACTTCGAGAAGAAGTATGTGAAGCCTGCCCTGAAATGGTGGAAGGACTATGTGGAGAGCGGCATTTCTCCCGCCTTTGACGAGCGCAAGGACGCTGAAATCCTGAAAGCTCTCCGCACCAACAACCTGTCTCCCGAAACGGATATGGCGGCTCTGGTCAAGGAAGCCGAAGACCTGAAAGCCAAGCTGGACGCTCACGCCGCTGAGGTGGCTGAGGACGAGAAGCGGTACAAGGTCTTGACCGACATGATTAAGAAAGCCGCAATCGCTCAGTTCCGTGACGGTGACAAGAAGGTGTCTATCGCTGGCTCTGCCTATAATTGGGAAGTCAGCCGTACTTCCACAACGAAGATCGACAAGGACGCTATGAAAGCGGACGGTATTCTGGCGAAGTACACGACCAC